TAATATAAAAGCTATATTTATTTGAACTAAAAGAAAACGGAACTACTACCTCTTGCGTACCTACTAAATTAATCGTATAAACAACGCCCTCAGTTTCTCTTTCAATTTCTAACGTGTAAGGTACTGATTCGTATCCAACAGATGGAGTTACTTTTAAAATAAACTGAGCTAAATTAACAAGTCCTTGCGTTGGTATAAGTAATGTATTAGCGGTTAAATCAACGGTTACAGGAACTACCCCAGTTTCTAAATCCCCTTTACTTGTAAAGTCAACTTGCGCTCTATTACCCTCGCTACTTAATCTACTTGCTGTTTTATGCAACCACATAAATAGGTTATGAAACACCGAACGCCCAAAGAAATCGCGTGAGAAAGCAACTCCAAGTCTTTGCTCCATTGCCTCGATAATTCTAACCAATCGTAAGGCAGGTTTGAAATCAATAATACCTAAAGTATTTGAAGCATTTATAATATCTGTAGTTCCTCCAGTACCGTAGTCAATATTCTTTGTGTTAGAAATCAAAGGATAATATACATCACCATTTGCAATAGTATCTTGGTACATTGCATCGGTAACACTACTAATACTATAAGCGTGGTCGTAATCGGTTAAGTCTAAATCTTTTAACTCTAAATTACCCATTAAGTCAGATAATCCTACTACCTTACTATAAAAAGTTAGCTCATAACTAGATATTAAACCGCCTTTTAACTTGCAATTATCTAGCTGAATAACTCCGAATTTAAAAGGTAATGTATTTACTTCTAAATACGCATCAACTCTAGTAACTGCATTAAATGTACCATCCACAGTTGCATCGTACCAATGTGAAAAGATAGTGTTATTGCTTGGACTTGCGGGAACTGAAAACCCCTGAGAAAACTCAGCAAAGATTTTTGTAATATCTGAAATATTTTTAGAAGTAAGATTGATTTCGATATTCTCATCTTTAAATAAATCTACTCTTTGACCTTGTATGTATAGTGCTATATTCATTAAAGTACATCGTTTAAAATATTAAAACTATATTCAAAATCCATAGAGTACTGAATCAATTTATTAATCAGTTTAGTTTTCTTTTCAAAACTATTCTTTAATAAATTAACTGGTAATACTTGACCGTTTTCTTCTAGGTAAATAAACTCAGACAACATCAACTCAGTAAACAAAGCGTTATATTCTTCACTTATAAAGTCTGTATTAACTGTAACTTTCTCTTTACCATTTACGTTAAAGGTTTGCTTTTCGTGTTGGTTAAGTGAGTAGCTACCATAACTAGATATTAATCCATTATAACTTTCATTTGTAAAGTCTTGCGATTTTTTAGATAGCTTATTGAAAGGTATCGTTTGCCAAACTCCAAACTTATTTTTGAATATGCAATTAATTACATCATACTTGCACTCGGTTTTATTTGTAAAGGTGTGAACTATATCAGTATCGTATTCAAATGTAATACTGCTATATCCTGAAGCATTTATATATCCGATTAACTGATTAGATTGGTCTTGACTAAATGTAAAAGGAATGTTCGTACCGTCTGCAGTAATACTAATTAATCCCTCAGTGATGAAATACAAAGGATATACCGAACTATTATACACTACGTGATTAGTAATACTACTTAATATTTTATTGCTTATTAAAGGGTTTGATAATTCAGTATGATAACCAAAGCCATCAATAGCTAGCAACGTTTGATTAACTTGGTATTGTTCAACTCCTGCTAATCTTATTTTAGCTTCTATATGAACCCAAACGCTATCCAAAAGCGAACTTGTAAAAGCTCCACTTATTCCAATAGTTGTATATTTATTTTTCACAAAATCATTAACCAATCTATGTACGTCAAAGCTAATTGTAGGTTGCCCAACTTGAACAACTGACTTACTTAATTGATAGTTAGATATTGCGGGTCTATCCGTAATTTTATGACCTCGATAAATAAAAACCTCAGCGGTTATTTCATCGAATAAAACTTCAGGAGTTTCTTGAAAATGATAAGGGCTTCTTGAAAGTATTATATCCATTATTCTTTAAGTGTAAATTTTAAAAATGATTCTATATCTAATCCGTATGCTTCAACTAAATCATCAGGTAACTTTTCAAAACCTTTCTCAAATGGTTTGCTAAAAAATAAAGTAGGCTTAGTTCCTTTTAAATAAATAGAACGTGTAATTAATTGCGCCGTCTGCTCAAAACTCATAAACTTTCCGTTCTCTTTATTTCTAAACTGAAAACGTCTAGCCTTAACCCAGCCTCGAATCCCCTCAGTAAGTCCACCTTTGCGCCCTGTGCCACTGCCAAACTTGAACGGACTATTTGGCGCACGTTGACCGCTTACTTTACCTTTAACCCCTAAGTCTAAATACTGACCGTACTCCTCCATTTCGATATAATTCTCAATAGAGTTAGGATTTACTTTTGTCTTTGACTTTAACGAATCGTATAATTTCTTAGAAACATTTTTATCCTTTTTAGTAAGGTTCGTTCGCGCTTGCTGAATAACATATTTGTTAAACGCTTCGAGTGTGCTTAATGTTTCTTCTTTCTTTAACATACCGATACATTATTAGTAATAGATAGTTGTAATTCAGTTGTCCAACCGTCAAGCGTATCTTTAAACTCATAAATAACAGGAATCAAAGAGGGCTCATTTAATAACTCAATATCCAAATCATTACGTTGTAGTTTTAAATCTGTAATTAATCTACTCAGCACCGCAAAACAAGTATTTAAGTTGTCGAGTTCGTTATCATTCTTTAGGAATTTATCTGTACTTGCTTTCTTTGATAGGTTTCTAATATCCAAGACTTGAACGGTAAAAGTAAATACAGATACTCCTTGACCTATTGCGCCATTAGTAACCATTAAATGAGCCAAAGGGAATAAGTCTTTTTTATTCTCAGGTGCTTCTCCGTGTACTACCGTATTAACATCAATATCATTTGATAGTTGGTCTTTTAAATATCCTATTACTTGGTAAAAACTATTCATACTTTTTTATTTGCTTGTTGCTTTCATTTGCTAAATCGACTTTGAACTCCAAAAACATTAAGAACTCGTGAAGTCGTAGCTTAGTTGTCCTTTCAAAGTCAAAGATATGTCCTCCAGCGACTGTATAAATTGATTGATACCAACCCCACTTGTCGCCAAAGCCTGAGTTAAAAGTATCTTGTTTTGTGGTTGTGCTAAATAATCCCTCGTAGCTTTCAATAATTCGTTGCTTAAACTCCAAAAAAAAAGCATAGAACCTAAAACAATATCCAAATTAAGCGTATTAAATTCCGTATGTGAACCTTTGTATTCTTCAATATTATATAAGTCTTTACGCTTGTTTAAAATAGGTCTGTAAAGTACGCTCATAGCTTTATTATATGTACTTTCATCTTTTAAAAATGATTCTAAATCTATGTACTCTCCCGCAGTCATTTCGTCTAAGTTCGGAATAAATCCGTACTCTTTACCCTCGTGAATAAACCTTTGTATAAATCTAGGCTGTTGGCTTAATACTTTTGTAATATCGTTTACAATAGCTTCAAAGTCTGTAACTTCAATATTCTTTGCTTGCTCTACTGATATATCGCAAAAGATAGTAACGGTTGCTAATTTAACAAAGTTATCTTCTTGACTTTCTTTTAAGACTTTATTAAACAATACAAATTGTTCTAGTCTTATATCGCTTAATGATGTTGGTATTTTAATCTTCATATAAGTATAACGTTTTTATCCTAAAATGGTATTTCCTTTTTTATTCAACTCAAAATAATACCTCATCATAATACTATCCCAATGGTCAGGAGAACGCCCTATATTTGCTTTAATAGTATCTTTTGGTATTATACCTAGTCTAGTATCTTTATCTATTTCTTTTTGCTTTATTTGTTCCATTTCTTCGCTTACTAAATCACGAATAGAAATGCTTTTAGTTTCTTCACCACATTCTCTACTTTGTATTTTTTTAGCCATTAAAATACTGCATTGACTTTTTAGGTTCTCGTAATTCTCTCCCCTTAATGCTTTGCTATTATTTACAAATCCTGAGCATCTTAACATATCTACAAGTCCACCACCTACTCCATCTTCATCGGCAATAGTTTGACTATTTGGAATTGTATATTTAGATTGTAGTTTACGCGCTTCTTCAAATGCTTCTACTATTGTATTCTTTGCAAATATTACCACGTCAATACATACCCAACCATTCCAAACTCTAAAAACGGTTGTATCTTTTCCTTTTCTAGCAACGTCAATAGTTAGATAAAATTTATTCTCTTTAGTTAAATGTACTGGATTAAAATAATCTAAGATTGCATCCATATCAATTAAGGTACTAGGGTCGTCATCGTATTCCCAATTCCCATAATATAATCTTTGCTTTGAATTATTATCTAATTGCAATAATGATTTTAAATAGCTAGGGTGTAAGTGTGGATTATCTTGTGGTAATGCTTGGATAAACTTTCTGTAAGGTTTTAAAGTTCCGTTCTTTGATGGTTGGTAGAATTCTTTGTAAGTCCAATTCTTTGCTGGATTTAAAGTACCTAACATTTTAGGCATCAAATCAAACTCAGTTAATTTATATCGAATCCTTGACTTTACAATTTGCCACGCTTTGTAAACAACTTGATTACACTCATCAATAAATGCTCCTGTAATTTCTAACGAACCTAAACTATCATAGTTTGGGTCGCTTGGATATAAAAACAAATCCTTTAAAATTATCTCACTACCATTGTGAAAGTAAATAATATTTGATTGTGCATTATAATTAAATTCATTACTAATATCTAATTTAGCTGAAAGTTCAAAGAATGAATTTAGTGTAGTTTCTTTTAGTGTTTTTAGTTTTGACCTACCCATTAACCAACGAGTACCTGGATATGTTTGACACATTGATATAAGCCACAAACAGCCGAAAGCAGATTTACCACCTCCAGCTGCTCCACCGTATAAAACTTCTTCAGTGTCTTTATCGTTTAGATAATAAGTAGCGTGTTCTTGTTTAACTAATAGTTTCATTTGGATTAATTCCTGTACCTAAATTAATAACATTTTGGATTTTTTCACCCATAGAAGTTATGTCTGTTTGTTGTTTAGGCTTACCATACATATACTCGAAATACATTTTAACTGCCCAATCTTTACCGTCTTTAATTGCTGAGGTTAATGCAGTAAAAGCCAAATCCTCTAAAGGACTTAGCTTTTCTATTAAGTTTTGTTCTTCGGCTTTGCTCTTACGACCAGCCCCTTCTCTTGCTCCTCCTAATGCCATATTGAAAAAATTTGATTATTCAATTAATAACAACTACCTTTTTTTGGTTGGTTACTCGCTCCTGTCCAACTACCTTGGTATATTTTACCAGTACAATCGTTCTTGGTAGTGTACGTTCCAAACACGCTTCTATCTGGCATATTGAAACTAGCAACCTCAACTACTCTATTGCAATTACAATCTTGCTCTGGTGCTGATGCGTTATCATCTTTACTACACCCTACTAATAATATTCCCGCTAATAATCCTAATATCTCTGCTCTCATAATGTTTTGTTTAAGTCGTTAATTACTTTTGTTTTAATGTTAATTGTGAATGATTCTTTGTCTAGTGAACTATTGAATATATCGTTATAAAGTTCAATAAGTTGTTCGTCTGTTGGATTGCTTTTAATTAATTCTTTTTGTAATTCCGTAGGTTGCTTTACATTCTTAAAAGGAAACAATCTATTTAATAAATCCTTTCGTTTCTCGCAACCCTTACAATGCTCAATACCGATAGCTTTGGTCACATTAGCTATTACATCTCCAATCCCTTTACTTTTTGCCATAGTATCGCTTTAAATTCGTTTCTAATTCTTATTACCGTTGCCCTAGATATTCCGCTTTCTTTAGCGAAGTTATTAACTCCGTCTTTAGTAGAGAAATTAACTATAAGTTGCTTATAGGTTTTCAGTTCATTTAGTGCTTCATCGTATGCAATAGTCAAATCTATATCCTCGTTTTGTTCTTCAAATTCTTCTTGAATAAAGATTGTTTTTTCCCTTACTTTATTCTTTCGGTACTGGTCAAGGTATATGTTTTTGATTACGCAATAAATGTATGAGCTATTAACTTCTTTATCGATAGTGTGCATTTTTAAATACATATCCTGCACAAGGTCGTTAGCGTCGTCAAGGTTTCCACACACTTTTAAAGCGTAGTTAATCCATTGCTTATGATTTACAGCTAACTTTTTTATCATTTACCAAATGTACTACAATTTTTGTAATATATTATAATCTTCGTCGGTAAAATTGCAAATTTGTTTATCCCATAGTGGGTGGCCGTTATCTTTTCGCAAGGTATTAATAATCTTTTCAACACTCCATTTCTTTTTAGCTTTGGGTTCGGCTTTAGGTGTATTGCTAAAATCTTTTAAGGTTTCAAATAGCTTTGCATCTTTTGTTTCAAATGCTTTTTTTACTTTTATAAAGACTTCGCCATTTTTCACTTGTTGTAACATTTTGCTATTTTTTGTAACTTGTGAGTAAGACATATTTACATCTATAGCTACTTCCATTAAATCACGCCCTTTTTTTAACTCCTGTTCAATTAATAACCATTTAAGGTAACTCATATACCTTTTGCAGTTTTTCTCTCTTATATCGACTTTAAATAAGTCTTTCATTTCTTGTGGGCTCATAACTTTTCTATTTCAATTTTAACTTCTAAATAATAATTATAAATTTCATCTGTTGCAAATAACGCGCATCTTAGTACTTCTTGAATTGCTATTAAAGCAAATAGTTTGGCAAATTCAATATTCATATCTAAATCTAAATACACTTTGACTAATTCTTTCGCTTTTTCTTTTGCTGGTTTCATTTTTTAAAAATTAAGTTTGCTAATTTAATTGCTAATTGTTCAAATAGTTTCATAATTTCTTTAGTATTGATGTTTTACCTTCCGTAACCCATTTATGAGTTTTACGTTTCTTTAATTCTTGTTTTTTTGCTAAGGCTAGCACTTCACTAGCATTTCTTTTAATTTTCTGTTCGTACTCGAAAATTGTTTCCTGTGGTTTAGTTGCCATTTATTTAAAATTTTTATTGTAATAGTGTTCTCCAGTTTCAATGCTTAAATCAAACTGAGACATAACTCCAGCGGAATAGGATTCTATAATTTGTTCCCTTTCCATTTCAAAAAACTTATAATAATCGTTTATAAATTTTCTACCCTCTAAAGTTTTTGTATTAAATAGTTCTGGGTGTTCCAACTCTAATTGGCTAAATAATTCTTGCATTGGTGTTTTCATATTTTCTCTTTGTTTTTGTTTGACAAATATACAAACTACTTTTGATTAAACAATACTTTTTTTCAAATTAATTTTAAAATAGTTTCTTCGGAATAGTTAAGTACTTGAAATTCAAGGTTATCAAGGTAAATAATTTTTATCTTCCATTTGCCGTTATCGTTAAAAATAGCTGAAAGTCTAAGAGGTCTAGAATCTTTACTGATGATTGTTTTCATTTAGCAGTATTTTAAAATTATCAAAGTTATCTATAAACTCCCAAGTAAAATTATTGTTTTGAAATTGTTTTTGTCTGTAATTTTGCAATTCACTTTTAACTCCTCCAGTTGTTTTTTTAACCTCTATAAATAAAGTAATTCCATTTTTAAAAAATATTAAGTCTGAGTGCCCTGATTCGGATGCTTTAATGATTTTAATGTATAACCATCCTTTTAGTTTTGCATAATTTATTATCTTACTTTGTAGTTTGCTCTCTTGCATATTTTTTAAAATGTGAATTATTAAACGTTTCTTTTTTACTCACTCGGTTAAATACTTCTTTATCAATTCCATCTTTAGACAAAATAAAATATACATTGTTTTCAGTTCGTTCTTTTGTGGTTAGTCTATCAATAGCTTGAACAAAATTTTTGCCACTGAAACCTATATTTAAAAACACTAAACAATCCGCTTTTGATAAATTAATTCCCTCGCAACTGCTTACTTGTTGCCCTATGTAATGTTTATCTGTTGTATTAAATTCGTTTAAATCGGTAGTAACTGAATCGCTAAATACTTCTTGCAACATTTTAAGTTCTTCTTTGAAGTAGTATATAATTGCTAACTTTTTATCTTTAAAATGATCCTTAATAAAAACGGCTTTTGAATTATCTATTGTTTTGCTATTACCACTTTCAAACTTTATAGTTCCGCTTCCTAGTTGGTGTATTTTTT